CGCATCTCGGCTATGGCCGAGTGTGTGGCAGATGCACTTTACACGGTTGTTGACGAAATTATCGTGAACGAGGGCTGGAAGTGCATCCCGGCTACCGAAATTGAAACGGACATGCACAGCATTGGCTGGCTTGAGGAGGGCTGTGACGCCCTGGACTGCCATGCCGAAAGCTACCTGTTTAAGCCTAACGGAAGTGAGAACGAAAATGCCTAGAGTAGAAAACTACAAGTTTGAAGCACTCGACGAAAACTATCAGGTAGATACGTACAATACCGCTAACATTTGCCCCAACACGTTGATCCTTACACGTAAGCCAGATATTGATATCTATTGGCTTTATTGCTACTTACCCGAACATGGCTTTGTTTGGGTTACGCACTGGAAGATTCATACCTGCAAAGAGTTTGCCGAGTATATGCGTGAATACCGGGAAACATACAAGCGTTACCCGGAAAGAATTTGGGGCCACAAAATTAAGGAAGGAAAGTAACATGTGGGAAGAATTGCTGAGTGTCATTACTGACCGTTACTACCCGCTTGAATCTATGCAGGAAAACGTGGCTAGTTACGTTGATCTTGATAAGGGCTGGGACCTAACACGTGTTAACCCCTGGTTTGTCGAGCGTGGCTATGAGTTTGTGGGTCTGCTTGACCTATTCTCTGAAAACGAGCCTAGCGGCGTGTACGTTAACGTAGACGGTTACGTTTGGCGTTGTCGCACCAACACCCATGACAACAGTATCTATTGGTACTGGCAGTCAGATGACGAGGGCATTACCTTTGACGATATGCGCTACTTGCACGGCTACGCGCACATGTTCATTTGGGACAACGGCACAAAGACATGTGAAGTAGTCAACATGGCAGAATGACCAACAACCTGATAGACTAGACACAACAAACCAACAAGTAGAAAGCGAAAGCACAATGACCATCGAACTTACCCAGACTCAGCACGCGCACACTATCACTGTTCCCGACGAATGGGAGTACAACGGGCACACTTTCCAAGTGTGGCAGGATGAATGTGCTGAGTGCCCTACTGAATGGCTGGATAGCGCCGATGCGCTGTGTGTCATTGGAGGTCCGCGTGGTTGCACTTTGCACCACCCCGCAAAGACTGACTGCCCTGCAATGTGGGAGTTTGATAACTTCCATGAGGAACACGGTCGCACCCCCACACAGGAAGAATGGGAGGCACTTTGCCCTGATTACTGGGTGTGGGTTGGTTGGCACAGTATGGACACTGACCTACTGTTCACGGCCGCGTTCCGCAAAGATGTGTTCCCTACCAACCCTTGCGAGTCATGGGTGCATGAGTATTCTATGTGGGCAGACGGCTACGTCTGGGTAGTGTCGGACGAAACTACAGGTGACTCTCTAGCGGGTATCTATGCCGACAGCGAGGAAGACGCTATCCGACAGTATATCGAAAACTATATGTGAGAACGGAGAATGACATGATTAAGCTCGACAACCTTGAAGTGCTCAAAGACTTTGACACTACCGTCGCGTACCGTGCTCAGGATTTGGGACTTGAGCCGGGAGAATGGGACTTTGTCACTTACAACGGCGGACTCCAACTTTACGAGTACTACGAAGAAATGGCCGCTGATACAATGGATGGTATCAAATCACCTATTGAACTACTCGGCAAGGAATACAAGCCTAGCGACATTGCTAGGGAGGTAGACCCGGCTGGTTGGCAATCGTTTGTAGAACTGGGCATTGCGTTTGCCATTGCTAACGATCTGATTAGGAAGATCATTTAATGTTCGCAGTCGCCTACTACGCGCTATGCTTTATAGCAGCACTCATTCCTACGTCCATCTACTGCCACCACAAAGAAAGTGAGAACAACAATGAACACTGAGGCCATTGTCGAAAAGATTACCAAGCTCAACGCCGAGATTAGCGCACTTACCGAAGCACGGGATGAACTTAAGGCTCAGTTGTGCGAACAGTTCAATCCCGGCGACAAGATCACAGTGGGAGACACTAAGGTCACTTTCGCCGTGCGGCGTACGATTAACGCGGCGGCGGTTGAAAAGCTTGCAGCGTTTAAGAAACTGCCCAAGGCAGTCAGGGAGTCCGTGTACGACAAGCCCAAGTTGAACACTCGCAAACTCGCTGCGTTGGAGCTTATCGATCTGGGACCTGCAACCACCGTGTCGGGCGTGTACGCGACATTCCGATGAAGTGGAACCAGTACGGGACGGGCAACAGTGAATACACTGTCAGACAGGTTGAAGCCGTTGCCCGTTCCTTGGAGGATAACGAGTTGGTGGAGTACTCAACCATGTGGCATGAGGCGGTACGCCAAATGCGGGCCGCCGAAATTATCCACCAGAATCTCGGCGTAGGAGCTGAAATTGAATTGCCTAACGGTATGAGTATCTATATTGAAAGTGAGCGCAAATGACTCTGAAAACTATTGCGGGACAGGAATACGAGGATGTGTGTGTCTTCCAGTCCGACAACGGCAACGTTTACGTTGCCATGCGGGACACGGATACACCTGAGCCGGTCGAACTAGTCGGTAATTCCGATATGTTCACCTACGGCTGTGTCGAAAGCGACAGTGAGTGCACACTTTTCAAGCGCATCATGAGGTTCTGTGAGGTTCACGATCTGGCCTTGTATGACGCGGATATCCCGGATATCTTTGAGGGCTACTGCAAATGCTTCAAGTTCCCCGGTTGGCAAGACTATGACTACCATAACGAGCGCGGCGTGCTGTTCATGGTGCATAAGATGCTGGGTACCGCTAAGCAGTGGATGGACTATAGCGACATGTGGGACGAAAAAGCCGTGTGGCGCATCATTGACCAAGCCAAGGGCGTGACCGTCGATGCAGTCTACGCTGAAAGCGGCCGAGACGCGGTGCAACAGTATCTCGACAAGGGGGACAAAGCATCCCTCAAGACTATTATTGACGACGCACTAGGGAGGTTCTGATATGTTTGCCGATTGGGTAGACGGCGATACGTTTAATCTCACCGAATTGAGTGAGGATATTTTCAGGGAGCAATTTGGCTCCAACAGTATCGAAGGCTATCAGCGTTCCAAAGATAGCGAGACAGATGCGGAGAACGCTTGGGCATACTGGGACGATAACGACCTGTTGTATGACTTTCTCGAAAACCTGTTTGAGTCTATCGGCTTTGTCGAATGGGACGATAAGCCGAGCGACGGGCGTTTCATCTGGATTCAGGATTACGAGCTGCTCTCTGTCAAGCCTGGCGACAGTGAGCTGCCTACGGATGTTGCTGCAACGTTTGACCGTGACTCTCTGTATGAGTGCCAGTATGCACAGGGAGTTGTCCGGGACGGTGTGTTCTACTGTACTGTCGTTGCAAGGGAGCTTGACTAATGGATAATGCTTATATTCAAGTGCTGGCAGATGGGACGGGTATCGTTGTGACACATGACTTTGATATGGGTATTGGTGTCGTGGCGGGACCACGTATCCTGGCATACCTGACCAAGGAACAAGTCAACATGATTAAGGAGGATAACAATGAATCTTGAACAAATGACCAAGGAATACAGCCTTGCTTGTGCTAAGGCAGTGCAAGACGCTATCCATGAGCTTGCCGAAAAGTGGGACAACAAGGTAGTCGATGAATTGAATGAATCAGATTACAAGGCTTGCGTTGAATTGTACGATGGGAGCATGTGCATCTATGCGCGTGTCGCTAAGGACGATTACTACGGCCCCATCCGGTATGAAGATGATGAACTAAATGCCGACGTACAGGAAGCATTCGATAAGCTTGGCTTCCAGGTTGTTCTCAACGCAATGATTCACTACGGGATGGAAAGCACTGATGAACCACTGTATTGGAGGATCTACTAAATGACATTCAAGCCGCGCCACTACCAGGAACGTGTACTGGAAGGACTGGCGAACAGCAAGACGCCGTACACGGGCCTGGTAGGCGCGGGCCTTGGTACGGGCAAGACGGCAATGAGTGTGTGGAACGCGCTCAACGCTTTTGGTGAGCGTATCGGGGACCAGATTATCCTTATTGTAGCCCCTGTCCGTACCGAGTCCGGTTGGCGCTCGCACTGGGAGGCCCTTGCCGGTATCGACATGCGTACGCTTAGTGGTAAGAAAACCAAGGCCGCGCTTGCAGTGTGGGACAACCTGGAAGCACGTGTGCCCGGCGTGTACTTTATTACCTGGGAGCTTATGCGCTCACGTAACAAGGAGCAGCGCTGGGACGGGCGCGCCAAGAAGATGGTGTACAAGTCCATGACCCAGCCGTTCTACGGTGTTGAGTTTGGGATGGTAATCGCCGACGAATGGCATCGTGCGTGCAACCATTCCAGCCTCAACTTTGACGTTGCTCGACACATTAAGGCACAGTACCGCCTCGCCCTGAGTGCGACGCCCGCTGGGAACAAGCCCTGTAACATCTGGGCGGCATTGAAGTTCCTATGGCCTAACCATTATGGCGGGTACTGGGACTTTTGTGAAAAGTTTTTCAAGGTTGAGCTTAACCCCTTGTCAGCCTACGGGAAAGACTTTTCGGGGGAAAAGTACCCCGGCATGGTCCGTCGTGGTGCGCCCTCGTATCACGAGGTGAGTCAGGCCGAGGCCAACCCTGAGCTTCCCGGTGTAGTGATCCACCGTGTCGAAGTGGAGCTGACTAGGCAGCAGCGCAAACTCTACAACGAGTTGGAACAGGAGGCGCTAACATTCCTGGGAGACTACCCACTGGCACTGTCGATCCCGATGGAACTGGACCTGCGTCTGCGACAGATGACGCTGGGAGTCCCCTCGTTCAACGAGGACGGGACTGTCGATTACAAGGAGGACTGCAAGTCGTCCAAGCTTGACGCAATGATGGACATTATCACTGACCTGCCAGAGAATGAACCTGTCGTTGTGTGGGTACACTCTCAGAAGTTCATTAAGGCGGTCTTGTACCGTCTGAAGAAAGCTGGGACCAAGGCCATTGAAGTCTCTGGCAAGTCTCGTGGTGACTTCCAGGACATGATTAACGGGGACGTGCGCGTCATTGTTGCGCAGCACGAGGCCATGTCAGAAGGGGTTGACGGTTTGCAGCGGGTGTGTCATACTGAGATATGGCTGAGCCAGTCAAACTCCCTCGTAATCAATGAGCAAGCAACTGGCCGGTTGAACAGGCAAGGACAAACAACAGGCGTCAACCGCTTCCTAATTCAGGCTACCAACACGGTGGATGACCGTGTTCTGGGACGCTTGCAGGAGCGTTTCGACAAGCTGAAGGCATCCGGCCTTATCTGAAACAACTGAAAGGAGAAAGCAATGGATTGGGACGACCTGTACGATGATAGTTGGGAGCTATATAAGAAGATTGGCAACACGATCTTGCCCGTCTTTGTCGGTGCTGATGCCGGGTTCACCACTGATACAGAATACCTAGACCTGATGGTGCGAGGCACTGTCGTGAGACTTGCACACAGGTGTTACATCTTTTGCATTAAAGAGAGTGCATTACGTGGTGTTGGGTGCTGGGTGGATGGGTTTGGTGAAACATTCACACCGTTGGAGTTTCTCGCAGAGATTGATGATGCTGCCGAAGTAGGGCACTGTCCTTGGCTTATTCACAATGGCGCCCACAACAGATAACAACAAACAAAGGAGAACAAACATGAACGATTACTACAATGATGCTGTTAGCAAGCTGAACGCAACCCAGGGGAAGAAGTCTAAGGGTCGCTTCATCCCGCTCCTGTTCTGTTTCGCTTTCGTGATTACGGGAGTCTGGTACCCGGCTTACTTCATGTGGGTTGTGTACGCTTTCGTGGCTTACATGGCAGTGATTATTGGGGCGCTCATTCTTGCGGGGGTTTCTCTGCTTGCAGTGTGGCTGCTGGTCCGTTGGGCAAACAAGATCGAAAACTGAAAGGAAACACCATGACTGACAATAAAACTAAAAAGACTTCTTCCTGGGTTCCCTTCCTCTTCTGTATCCTCCTTATCGTGACGGGAGTTTGGTTCCCGTCGTGGTTTATGTGGGTTGTCTGGGCCTTCGTTGGCTACGTCGCCTTTATTGCTGTGCTGACGATCATCGCCCTTATCTTGGGGCTGGCTATTTTCCTCAAGATTAGGGACCTGGGGTGAATGATGGAAATTGTAGAGTTTAATCACACGACAGCAGCAAACCTTATGAAGAAGCCAGTGGAGAACTATTGGCTCGAAGATAAGGTTGCTTACATCAAGTTCACGGACGGCTCGACTGTTGGTATCCACCCGCTTTTCGATGGCTGGGAAGTGTACGTGAATCTTTCTGAACGTGACAACCTGGATAAGGACAAGTCAGTAGACGATGCTCAGGCTGTGTATGTGTTTGGTCGTAAGGATGGTGACAGCCCATACACATCTCGTACGGCAGCTATTGAGTTCGACACCATTCGCTATTACATTCACTACAGTGTGGACAAGGTTGTATGGACATACATCCCGATCATCGAGTTTCACTATTACGAACCAGGAGAATCAGTTGGCAATTACAATTCGTGATATCTACGCGCCTATTTTGGGCTATGGTTGGGAGAACCTGCCCAACCGTTACAACAAGCGACAGTACCTTGACATCGAAGACGGCCTTGTCACTATGCCTAGTGGCGTAGTCATGGGCACTGGCATACTGCCTAACGGGCGGCTGGTTCTACTCAACGACAAGGGGTCCGTGTGCGCTCAGTGGTGGAGTGGGCAGGACGAAATGGCCGCTGTCGATCCGTTCGACAACAAGGTCTTCACTGTGCCATACGCCGAGGACCTGAAGTGCAATGCGCGCGAAATGACGTCTGCGCACATTGACATCAAGAAGGCTCAGCCACTTGACCTGTCGATCATGTGGGTGGACCACATAGCGGGCGAGTGTGGTTTCTACGCCGAAGACATCAGTGTCGGTGAGAATCACTACACTGACCGGTTGAATGGCAGTATGCTGCTTACACTCACCGAGGACGAGGACGGTAACTACGTCGTGGGACGTAACTCCATCTTGTGCCGCCTGCTGCGGTACGCCAATGGGGATAGGTTTGCGTTCACTGACTATCGGAAGAAGTCGGGGCCTAGTCTGCTTACCGACAGCGGTACACTGACGGACTACGCACGGAAGATTCTTGCATGGGCACAGAGTCTCACGCCTGAGCAGCGGGAGATTCTTTCTCGATGAGAGAGTACATCAAGGCCGCTCGGGATGAAGCTGCTAAGTCACGGTGTGATCGTGCCCATGTCGGGTGCGTAATCGTTGACCGTGCGACTGGTCGTGTGGTGT